AGTAGACACTCCTATCGTAAGCGTCGAAGCCATTCCAACGTTAGCAATAACGGTTAGCGAAGCCATTATAGTCGCGGACATACCTTACGCAGACATCCTACTAAACATACTAACTGACGACGCCGTAGTTGTAAGTGGCACGCCTACAGTAGAGATACCAGTTCAACCTGACCTTGAAGTAACCGTTAGCGAAACCGTTACAGTAGTAGACACACCCGTAGCTAATATATTACTAAACGTACTAACTAACGATGCCGTTGTAGTTGTCGACAGTGCAACTGCTGCTGTAGGCGCTCCACCTGACTTAGGCATCAACGTTAGTGAGAGCATCACTGTTGCAGACACAGCTGCCGCTTACATTCTACTTGAAGTAACTACTACTGAAAACGTTTCAGTAAGCGACACGCCCACTATAACTATTGAAGCAATTCCAGACCTTAGCGTAAGCGTAAGTGAAGCCGTCATAGTTACTGATACGCCTACTGCTTACGTACTACTCGAAGTAACCACTACTGACACAGTCAACGTTGCTGACACAGTTTTAGTTGACCACATCCCTAACGTTTCAACAGCAGATAACGTTACAGTAACAGATATAGCTTACGCAACATTCCTACTTGAAGTTGTCGTTTCTGAAGCAATCACAGTTGCTGACAGTGCAGACGCAGACATTCCTGTTCAGCCTGATCTAAACATTACAGTCAGTGAAAGCATTACAATTGGTGACGTAACAGATGCTTACATCCTACTTGAAGCTGCAACAGCCGATGCGGTTACTGTAACCGACACACCTACAGTTGGAGACATTCCCAACGCATCAGTTGCTGAAGCAATCATAGTAGCTGACACACCCACAATAACCATCGAGCTAAACATCACCGCAGCGGAATCAATAACTGTTATCGACAGCGCTGACGCAGACATTCCTGTCGAGCCTGATTTAGACATCACTGTCAGCGAAAGCATTACAGTCAGCGAAACAGTTGCCGCTTACATCCTACTTGAAACATTTGTTGCTGATGCAGTAAGTGTTGTAGGCAGTGCAACAATCTCACACATTGCAAACATTTCCGTCAGCGACCCCGTGAGCTTGGCAGATGCAGCTTCCGCTGAAATTCTACTAGAAGTAGACGCCACAGAGAACGTCTCAGTAACCGACACACCTACTGTAGAGGTAGAGGCCGAAGCGGCTCTCGACATCAGCGTGTCAGAAAATATCTCAGTAGCAGATGTAGTAACTCCATACTTACTCGTCGAAGCGGCAACACAAGATAACGTTTCAGTTACAGACGTTCCCGTCGTCCTTGGCGGAGCGAACATCTCTGTTGCTGATGCCATATCCGTTGCTGACGAACCAACTGTGTTCATTGGGTTTGTATCGCCACTATTTGTGCAGGCAGCTGAACAAGTAATTGTTGCCGATGTACCTGTTACCTTATATATACCAATCGACCTTAGTGTACAAGACGCCGTAGCAATCCTAGACACTCCTAGTGTTATTGGTGGAGCTAACATCGGCGTATCCGAAACTATAACAATAACCGAAGCCTCAACTGCTTATGTCGGAATTCCTTTTGGAGTAAAAGTTGACTGGCTAAGTGTTGTCCTATACATGGACCTAGAAATGAGTAGATCAACTTACATCGAACAAGAACGAGTGTATAACGTAGAGAGGTAACTATGCCACAAGATGAGATACATGTTGGAGATGTTGGTACCCGCTTTGAGTGTACACTCAAAGATGGAGATACCGTCCTTGATATTTCTGCAGCATCGGTGAAGCAGATATGGTTTGGAAGGCCTACCGGTGATGCTTTAAAAAAGGACGCGGATTTTGTAGCAGGCGGGACGGATGGAAAATTAGAATACTACTCTGTCACTGACGACCTGAACGAAGCGGGCGATTGGTATATCCAAGCCTACGTAGAGTTTGGATCTGGCAAGTGGCATAGTGATGTCGTTCCATTCGAAGTCCATGAAAATGTAGATTCATAAGGAGTAAAAGATGACCCTAATTCCAAACGCGCCACGTTTAGAGACTGGTGCACTTAGCACGGCAAATACCAACCGAGACGGCACGGGAACTTTAGTTGACGTCTTCACGGCTGGTGAAAGAGGTTCTGAGGTGCGTAGAGTAACTGTTAACGCTACAGCCACAACTACTGCAGGAATGGTTCGCTTGTTCGTCTATGATGGAGCCAACGCTCGGTTCTGGAAGGACATTCTAGTTGAAGCTATTACCCCAAGTGGTACTGTCGAAGCGTTCAACTACGTTCTCAGTCTCCTAAAGAGCGAGGCTCTTCTATTAGAGCGGACTCATGTACTTAGGGCTGCCCCCCATAATGCTGAGTCCTTTCACGTTGTGTGCGAGGGAGTAGACTATTGATCTACACAGCAATGAACTGCTTGATAATACTCTTTGGGTTCATCGCCTGCGTAACAAACATTGTGTACATTGCTGCATTCCGTGATGAGACCAAGCCATGGTGCTTCCTAAAGTGTTTTATTGGGTTTGGAGCTGCATACTTAATGGGACTGTACATCGTAGTACAGTTCTTTCCCCCTGAGCCTAGCGTAGAGTTTGGTAGGATATTCGTCAAACCTGTGTTCGTCTACGTTACCGGAATCTGGGCGGCGTCGGGAGTTTTTAGACTCCGGTTTGCTTTGCAACGGAGGCATCTACGGAAGGACATTACATGAACTGGTCATTAATAGCAACTGTCTTGCCCATGATACTCTCAGTTATTGCAGTGATTCTAGCTATAGGTAAGTTTCCTCTTGATGCCTTAATTGCCGACTCGACTACCGCGAAGGCTTACGCTGACGCAGCAGACCGAGCAGAAGCACGTGCGAAGAAGTACGAAGAAAGAGCAGCCATGCACCTAAAGAAAGCTGCTTGCTACGAGCTAAAGATTGTCGAGTACGAGAAGAGAATAACAGAACTAAACCAAGACAAAGCTGACCTAAAAGAGTGGGCTGATCAACTAGTACACCAAGTAGTCAAACTAGGCGGCACACCCATTCCGTTCAAGAAAGGAGCGTGACATGTTAGAAGGAAAGACTATATTCTTATGGATTGTTAAGACGTTGTATGGCGGAGACCCTCATGCAATAGCTCTTGCCGCAAAGCGAATGGGTCTCACAAACGTGTTCGTAAAAGTGGCAGACGGCACTTGGAGTTATAATCTTCGTCCGCCTCTATGGAAGGATGATATCTTGCCAGACTTGTTTGAAGCATTCGACGCGGTTGGTTTGCCTCGTTGGGGTTGGCACTTTGTATACGGCTACGAGCCTCTTAGAGAAGCGCAAAAGGCCATCGAGCGTATTGCGAAGTATGACCTTGTAGGCTACATCATCAATGCCGAAGCTGCATACAAACACAGACCAACGCAAGCAACAGCATTGATGGGACACATCCGAAAGGCTTACCCAAACCTTCCTCTAGCATTATCTTCGTACAGGTTTCCGAACTATCATCGCGAGTTTCCTTTCGAAGAGTTTCTTCGGTTCTGTAATTACAACATGCCCCAGGTATACTGGATCAAGAACGATAACCCAGTACAACAGTTACACTTGTGCATTGAACAGTATAAACAGTTCACCCCTGTACCTATGGTGCCAACAGGGATTGCTTGTGTAGATCATGGCTGGCAACCAACAATTCAACAGATGACCGACTTCCACAACGAAGTGAAGGACTTAGATCTTCCAGCGATCTCGTGGTGGGAGTGGGCTCAGTCCGTAAAGACATCAGCAGCGGGCATAACTTACGACACAGTGATCCAGTCACTAGAATGGGAAGTTGTCCCGCAGCCCGAACCGCTACCGCTCACTCACGAAGAGGAGCACGAAGTATTGTGGCGCGAAGCAGAAAAAGCAGGTTGGAATCTTACAATAGGAGGTGAATAATGGCTAGAGAACTACTTGTTGCTCAGAACATTGACAAAGACAGTTTGCAGGCAGCTTACACTGAGCCCACTGTTGATGGGTATTCAGCAATACCTTCCAGTACTCAGTTCCTGCACGTCATTAACGGTAACGCAGGTACGGTCGTCGTTACAATCCCAACACCGTTGACCATTGACGGTCTTGCGGTTGCAGATCGTACAGTTTCCTTGTTGACAACCGAAGAGGCATTCATTGACATTCGTGGTCAAGAATACCGACAGAGCGCTTCTGATCCTTCGGTTTATATCGACTTCGACATCCAGTCGAGCGTCGATGTGGCCTTACTGGATTTGCCTTAATACTTGGCAGTCCAATGATCTAGTAAAAGGAGTAATCACGTGGATATAGCTCAAATAATCCTCATTGCAGGTGTTGCTGAGGCTATCACTCAAAGTGCGATGTGGGTGATAGAAAAAGGTTGGAACAAAGAGCGTATTACTGCCCTGGTAGTTGCCGTAGTTGTTTGTGTTGGAACGGGAGCAGACCTCTTTGCGTACATTGGGGCCCCTATAGGAGTTCCTTACGGAACTTACATAGGAGCCGCTTTAACCGGCGTCTTAGCAGCTCGAGGCGCTACAGTCTTGCATGACCTTTTCGGAGTAGCCAAGACGGCAAAGGAGCGTCTGTTACTACCGTAAGGTTCCGCCGCCGCTCCGGTTCACATAAAACACAACTGAGTTTATAACTGTGCCACGAGCATGTGGCGGACACGAGGGAGCTTCGAATGAGGCTCCCTCATTTTGTGTTATCGAGAACTTCGTGGAGTTTGTGTTTCTCACTAAGATCCCCCGTGAGCTTCACCAAAGCTTTTCGATCCCCTAAAACCCAAACGAAGCCTACCCCGTGAGCGTACATTCCCCCTCCTAAAGCCTGACATAGCAAGTCGGCCTCAACCTGGCTCTTTGTGAAGACGTGTAGGGTGACGTACTTCTTCTTCTGCACATACACCCTACCCCGTTCTTCGATTATACTTGTTACTCGAACACTGGTGGAGTCGCCCATCTGTCACCTACCTCAACGTCGACTTTCCAAGGAACTTCTGGAACGTATCTACTTGCGACGTTTAGCATTATCTCTCTAACCTGTTCTCCGACCTTCTGCCCTTCTCCCTTTGGGCACTCAAGAAGAATACTATCATGCACTGGAAACAAAACCTGAAACCCTTCATAGTGAGCTTCAATACATGCTAGCGTGTTTATGTCTGCTGCAGTGCCTGCCACAGGTGCATGCACTGACGCCTTACGCGCGTCATCTCGATTAGCGTTTGTTATAAGAGGGAATCTTCGCAGTCTGTTGAAGCGGGTCTTAACCCAGCCTTCTCTAAGCATGTGTTTGAACTGCGTTCCTTTCCACTTCTTGCCTACCGGCATTAGTTTGTCGTAGTCGCGAACGAACTGTCTCGCCTTAGCGACTGGGAGGTTCGCATCTACAGCGAACGAGTATTCATTGCCCCCGTACACATAAGAGAAGTTGAACATCTTACACAGCACGCGGTTCTCTTTAGTAAAGTCTTCTCCAAACATTCCTATGGCTACTTCCGAGTGGATGTCCCTATCGTTCTCGTAGGCATCCATTAGGTAAGGTTCCTGGGACATTGCTGCGTAGGTACGTAACTCAGCCTGCGAGTAGTCAGCTATTACATATTCCATTCCGGGGTGCGGAATAAAGGAGCCGCGAATTAGCGCGCCATCCGCGAAGATGGAGTACTCCTTATCTTTTTGGTCTCCAACTCTTGGAATGGTTTGCACTGCTGGGTTACGAGCTGACAAACGACCAATCTCCGTTCCGTGTAACAGAATGTTCGGATGTATATCTCCATCGACATCGACTTGTCTTAGTACGTTCTTGACATAGGACGACTTGAGCTTAGCAACTCCTCTATGGAGACGTAAGAGATCTACCCAAGGATGTTTGCCTATAAGATGGGTAGTTGCTGCATCACACGTTGACCTGATTTTGTACTTCCGACTTTTCTTCGGACGTAGGCTAAGATCATCCCAAAGAACTTCTGCAACCTGTTGAGGCGAGTTCAAATTGATATGTGGCTTGCCTGCATCCTTACCCATTTTATAGCGGATACGTTCAAGTTCTTCATCAAGCTTTCCTCCGACCATTTCCAGGTACGGGACATCGATGTGCACACCTCTTATCTCAGAGAACGAGAAGATGTGCTGGCCTTCCATAGCTACGTTCATGAAAGGTTGTCGATAGAGGCTTTGCTCCCTCAGTCTACGTTCGAAACGTTTCTTCAGTTCTAAAGTACACGTTACGTCCCAAGCCGCGTATTTTGAGAGTTCCTCGAAAGGAACTTTAGAGTACTCATCGCTCTTGGTCTTGAGGTATTTTGATATCAACTGCTTCTCATAGTCCGGAACTCCAAACTCTTCAGTAGCGAGTTCCTTCAAGCCGTGACGACTGTTCTCATCCAAAAGATGGTGTGCAAGCATTGTATCAAAGTCTGCGTGAACGTTAGCTCCCAAGTGAGTTCTCATGAACACAACATCGAACTTGGCATTGTGCCCAATCATGTTATTGTTCTTCCAGAAACCTTCGAACAAGGTTTTTGTTCTGGGATCATCATACAATACTGGATCAGGGACAATTACTGCAAAACTAGGGTCCCAGGCCAACGAAAGCATCATGATAGAGTTTCCTTTAATGCCTGGACGGTCGTACCATATCACTTGGTTTGTTTCGAGGTCGAACGCTACATCTGACTCTTGCGGAACTGTGCTAAGATGTTCTACTAGCTTCTCGTACGTGTCGGCCACTAACGCTTTAGGCTGATCTTGAGCTGGGGAGTATCTAGGTTCCGCACATGCCTTCTTGACATCTCTTAGGAAAGCACTTGCTTCAGCGGGCTTCCTTAGCACGTAAGCCGGATGCCACGTTCCTACAACTCTCTTAGTCCACATTCCTCGGATGCGTTCTCGATCTGCCCCGAGGAAGTGCTCTTGTGCGTAACGGCCAACTGCGAGTATCCTTGTCTTAGGGTGCTTCTGTAGTTCCAACATCAAACGAGGACGACAACAGTCTATCTCTTCAGGGGTTGGGTCTCTGTTCTTTGGTGGTCGACACGAGACCATATTTGTCCGGAACACCTTTGCAGGATCGTTACCCGCTTGCTCTATTGCTGCATCAAGCAGTTTACCACTAGGCCCCACAAAAGGTACTCCTTCCATTACTTCGTGCATGCCTGGCGCTTCGCCTACCACAATTAGCTCAGGGTCTTCAAGACCTTGAGTGCATGGGACAAACGAAGCGTCAAGCAGCGGGCACCGAAAACATTGTGCTCCCGGAGCTTTCGTCATAACGTTTTCTCCATCACTATGAGGGCGCCGGCGTGCTTGAACCCCAATGACTCAAATACCTTAGTAGCAGCTTCGTCATCTACGGCTATAACTACACGTACGTACGGCGCCTTCAATGCTCTGGCCATGTTGACTAGAGTGTCAATCTTCTCTACTTCGGCTCTCAAGATGGTACAACTATGAGCTGCCCTGTCAACACACATCACCGAAGGTGTGCTCTCCTTGTCGTATTGGTCGCTAATAATTATATGCATTGCAGGCCTCCCAAAGGTCTCGAATGTTCCAGAACGCCAAAGACTTGCTGTAGGGCTCATCCCATTTTAACGACCGGTGCATCTTGTAGTGTTTAATGGTCTCGCCGTGCTGGGCGTGAGCTATCGGAGCTCCTGTGTCGATGCCTCTAATGTCGGAAGCACAAACTTGCAGCGCCCAGACCTCGTCTATAGGATTACCATAACAACCTAAAGCGTGTATGTTAAGTTCCCTTCTATGGGAGATGCTCTCGATGAGTTTTGTTCTGCCTCCTGCAAAACGTTCTGTATACTTGGGAATTCCAATAGTAACTGCTGGACAGTTTTCTATTAGAGTCTCGCAACAGCTAAGCCACTCATCCACATCCTTCCCCTGAGGGATAATCATCCGACGTTTGGCTGGAATTAGCGTACGGACATTCTTGTCCATATGCAAAGCAATGGTGGCTTCTGAGTCTTCTAGCCTATCAAGCATGGCAACCTCATCTGCCTGAACTAGGTTAGCGGCTTCAATGAGTTTATCGATCGTCATTGCGTAACCTTCAGCAGCGCCGTTGTCGAGTATGATGAAGTCACCTCGTTTGCTCGCTTCGTAGTACCAACGAGCGTAGGCAGGATGTCTCAAAGCCTCTTGAGCCAAGACCATGTGGTAGGACAAGCGGTGCTCACATAGGTCAGTCGGATTCGGGGTTATCACTGCTAGCTTCATTACATGCCTCCTCAAAGTGAAGGTTTAGTTCAAGTAACGACGAATGCATCTCGCGAAACCGTTCACGCGCAAACGTTGAAGTCATTGCGTATCTTGCGAACTCCTGTGCTAGGTTTCGCATAGTGTTTTGGATCTGCGTTTGGCGTACTGAATTCGGTACGTTGTCCATTACAAACTCCTTTCTATAAGGGTTAGGAACTCTGCTCGTGCAGCGGGAGCTGTTAGAAATGACCCGCGCATTTCAGAAGTAATCATGAGGCCGTTATGCTGACGTACTCCGCGGCAAGCCATGCAGGTGTGCCTGGCCTCGATTACAACTGCCACACCTTGAGCCGCAAGCCTATGTTTGAGGTCGCTTGCGATCTGCGCCGTTAGACGTTCTTGGACTTGAGGCCTTTTGGCCCAGTAATCCACTAATCTGGGTATCTTCGAAAGGCCTACCATAAGTTGGTTTGGTAGGTAACCCACGTGAGCCTTCCCGTAGAAAGGCAACAGATGGTGTGCACAGACAGAGCTGAACTCAATGTCCTTGCACAAGATTAGTTGGTTGACATCGGACTCGAACGTGGTAAAGTTGAAGTCCAATTCCTTCGGGGGAACAAACTCTTTCCAGTAATTTACAATTCTTTGGGCAGTGTTGGAAGCACTGTCATCCCAGCATTCCTCTCCGAAGAGGGCGCTGAGCATCTTTGTTAGGGTTGGTTCTTCCATATCAGTATTGTCCTTATGTTAAGTATTAAAAGGATCGTCTGCAAAGCCACTAGTGACCACACTTCCTCTTTCCATGCCCATAGCCCAAAAATCACGCAGGAGACGACAAAAAACGACATCCCTAACATACGGCGCCGGGGGAGGGCATAAAGGCCAATAACGTTCGCTATCGCTGCGATCCAGTCTAGTGTCATCTAACTCCAATTCGGTATTGAATTCTATCACCATAACGAATCATCCTCTGTTGAGTTACCGTGAGGATGCTCAACCAGTACAGTACCTTCTCAACGTACTTTGCCTTAGGAGGACATCCTTCAGGCATTAGGTAGTGATAGTAGTAAGGGTTCTTCTCGAAACGAGCC